GCTGCCGATTAATGCATTGAGATGCCTAGCAAGCTGGGATTTTGTCATTTCTTTATCCGCCAATGCCGACAATATCCTATCGGGCAATGCGCCAGGCATTATCCTATATTCAAGGTCAAAATCATTACCAATCAAATTCTGGTTCATGTTCTGTCTCATCCAATTCCTTGCCACAAAACGGGCAATAATTAAACCCTATTGATTTCGGCGTTTCGTCGGCCTCCGCTAGTACATGCGGGACACCAAAGCATTGTGGTAACCATGAGCCATCATATTGTTCCATCCAATGGCATATCGTGTTTTCATTTGACATGTTTATTGCGCTCTTCAATTTCTCGTTTGGCGATTTCATAGCTATGTCTTGCGATGTCCTCATAGTTGAGTACGTCATTATTTTTATTTGCCAATAAACCAGTCAACGCGGCGCACATATATTTATCGAGCAGTTCAGCTGGGAATTTAGTTTGATCAGGAGGAGGAGTAATTTCTGTTTCAGTAATTGCTGTTTCATCAGTGACACTATCAGTTAATATGCCTAATAGACTATCTGCATAACTAGCAATCAAATTGGCTTTATCCAGACCGTTGACTACTCTCCGTGCATAATAAAAATCATAGTTTCTTGGTGTCGTTATATAATCGGACAATCTTTTACCCGTAAAAAGACCTTCACGCATACCGATTGTTAATATCAGATATGCAATTTCAGGTTCCAGAATAGTGTCAGGGTATTCAACGAAATCAACGTTTTTCTCCAACAAACCGCTTAGGCGAAGAGACATTTTATGATAGTTAAATCGTCCTGTGAGTTGGACATATCCACGGCCTCTATATTTATATCCATCTCCCATTGTTCTATTGCCTAGTTTTAATCCTAAACCTGTTATTGGTTCATACTTATCAAAATATTCTTTAGATCCTTTCTCTACGATTGGCTGCCAAGTGTGAGCAGTTTCGTGTTTAACGGTCGCCAGTATGTAGGCAACGATACGTATATTGACCATTTCCGGATCTTTTTCGATCATGTTCAACAATTGATTCAATCCGTCAACTTGAGATTGATTCAGTGATTCAAATGCTTCGCGATAAGCATCGTAGAACTTTTTTCTGTCTATGTTCATTTTTGATCCTTTTAAACTGAGATGTAAAATTTCACATCGAAGCGATGTTTATTTATTGTTATGCGCCGCAGTCTTTCTGCACTTGCGCGTCCCATTCCGCATTCACATGGTCTAGTAAATCAGCAAGCGCCCGCATTGATGGCGCATCCCAATACCCGATTCTCTGCACAGGCCAATATTTGTAATAACCATCAACATCTATTTCTAGTGTGCCCATATTCACACCATTGTGAAATGTTATGGAGTATCCGCCCTCTTCACGCTTTGTAGCATATAACAATGCGCTCAATCGAATTTCGTCAGCTGAAGATATGTTGATCGTCATCTATCTTTCAATTTGCTTTTTCGTTGCCATTTCATTCTCCTACGGCTTCATCCCATGCCCTTGGTTTAGCTTTTCGCGATCATCGTGAATACGCCGGATAGTTGTTAACATACGATCAAATTCAGGTCCGCATAGTCCGTTATCAGGGTACATCGGAACATAGTGCTGGATAGCCAGGATCGCAGCACGATCCAGCGTGCGCTTAATGGCATCTGATCCTATATAGTTACAGGCGCGTTCTCTGTCCTCGATGATACGATTGATATCACGCATGGTGATGCGGCTAATATCGCCCAATTGATAGCCATCTTCGAGCTCTGGACTGTTGCACGATGCTGCGATCACAACAAACGACATCGCAATAACGATCATTAAGTGTTTGTTTTTCATTTTGAATCCTCATTGTAATGGCATCTAAAAACGATCATCCACGAAAAGAACGCAGCGGCGCAAGCATTTAACGCTAAATCATAAGAACTAATTCCATTGATCCATGAATTAACCCTTAATGCCGCTGATATGGTCATTATGCAGGCCGTAAAATGATCAATATATGTTATAAAGTTATGAAATTTCATACTGTTATTAAGATAAAATCGGGTTATTAGTAAAATATGGTTCTCTTCCATGAACACCGGATGAAACTATACGCAAGAATTGTCTTTTTACATCCTGCTTAACAGGAATGCTTTCATGTGGCGTCAAAATTCCAATTTTATGAACTTCTCCAGCCTTCATTATTGTTGCCGTTTCATAAGGATAAATTGATGATGCATAACCAATGTCACCATCTAGGCTTGTATCTTCATGGATGGCATCCCAAACAGCGCAGGAATCATCGAGGTTATTTGCGAGCAAAATTTCAACTCTATCCTCCAATATTACGTTATGCGATCCTCCCCAAACTCCTCCCCATATATAAATCTTTTCAGGCAGGCGTCCGGCTTCGGTATGTAAAGCACGTCCATATTTGGATCTATAGCCTCTATGTGGGGTTCCCTTAATCGCTATTGATTCATCGATTGTCAAATACCCTATGTCACCCTCTTTGAGGTATACGGACTGGATAATATCGGCATATTCATGATATTCATTTGGTAATGATGAAGCATCACCTTGTATATATGGCATCATCAAGCATCGCACTCCGTTATATTCCGGAAACTCTATTGTTTGCAATTTCATTATATTTTCTCCTATATTTTTTCAATACGATCAAACAAATCGCCATAGCCAAGGGCTAAGACGGATATCTCCAACTGCGTTAATCCAATCAACCATTGATCATTTATGATCAGGATCGCAGCCAAAATAAGGGCCAGAATGGAAGCGATATAACATGGAATTTTTATCATTTGAATTTAATCATTTTCGGCTGTTTCAATCTCTCCGCAATGTGCAGCGCCATCAGCTTCTCCCCGCAGATTCCGTAGTGCGCTATCCATAATGGCGTCGTAGAGTCCATCACATAGTCGCCGCCCTTATAGCCCTCGAATACTTGCCCTATTGCGGACTTGCACTCGGCTAGCAGTTCGTTAGCAGCTCGCATGCCTTCGCCTTGTTCAAACGCCAAATCTGTGTAATAACCACGATAACTGTGCATGCCATTTAGGTTCGCTACCTCCGCACCCTCCGGCATTGCTTCTAATTCGGCTATCAACTTGCCAAGCGTCATTTGTGTTTCAGAGCGCTCGCGTTGCAACTGAGCGTTCATTCCATCTACCAAATTCTGTAAATTCATTTCAATCACCTATTATGTAGCGATATAGCATGGAATTCTGATCATTTAAGTTTGTTCATGTTAATGATTCGTTCAGCCCATTCTTTTCGAATATCTGATAGCGTAACGCCACGCGATAGAAGTTCACATTCTTGTGAAACCATACCGAACATTTCCCTTATGTCTGAGGATAAATCAAAGGCCTTGATTTCATCTGTCAACATAAGAAGATCTGTCAGAATTTCTGCTTCGTCTCTTGTAAGAATTATATTGCGAGCCATAATTTTATTTCTTGAAACTCCCAGGCTTTGTTAATTGATTGATCCGTTGTAGATACTCTTCCGCTTCTTGCTTCAATCTGGCGAGCCTCCAATTCATTTCGTCTATCTTATGTTTATTATCGATGTTGTTGGTTTTTTCTTGTGATAGATGGATCAATAGTCCGGCGATTGCGATAAACTCAATTACGCTGATTGCTATAAGCATGTAATTGTATTCCATCATAGTTCCTCAATTTTTTTGCCTAGGACATAGGCGTTGAAATCAGCAAGCCATTCCTCCATGGTCATTTGTGGCCATGATCCATTTCTGGTAAAGAACTCTTCAGCGCGTCGTTTGCGGTAAAAATAGGCGTGTGCCCTTAATTGTTCTGCAAAATCGTCGATAGTTAAGGAATCATTTTTCATTTTGATCTCTTCTAATATAGTCAAAGTTAATCATCTCTCACCTTGTCAGGCAAAGGATTCTCGTCAAACCGTACTGCCTTGATCGTTTTGTTTTCTAGATACATTGCCTTCATCAATCTATGCCGTCCATCCATCAGTTCACCGTCCTCGTCAAGAATTATCGGAGTATCAAGATCTGCGTCTTTGATCGCATGCATGTGCATCACCATTTCACGAAGAGTCAATTTTTCATAGGTGTAATATACGTTCATATGGTCCAGGAGAACTTCCATTACCGGAAGATCTCGCGCCAGTTCAAACAGTCTAGGAACACTCCAACTATGTCTGCCCAAATTGCACATTTGATCATTCGGCGAATGCCACTTTTTAATCTTCATTTTTTCTCCTTAAGTTCGCCATCAATCCACTAATTGTTCTGCGAAATCATCGATTGTTAGTGAATCATCTTTCATTTTAGAATTCCTCGGCTTCTTTACGGGTCATGAAAAAATGAATTCCATGAGTACATTCAATTTTAATATCAGTGTTATATGAGTCAGCGTAAACACGCTGGCCAGGAATATAGTTTATCCTGATACAGGTACATATAGATTCAGCGCATTTCGGAGCTTCCAATACATCCACAAACTCAGCTCTGCATTTTCTTCCGACCAACGAAGATGTTCTTTTGGAATCGTGAGGAATTTTTAGCTTTGCGATACCTGTTGTTGTTTTTTTCCAGCCGATAAAAGATCCTTCTTCTGGACAGATTTGAAAATTTGGAAGATTGGCATCACTGAGATCGGCTCCATTGAGATAGGCTCGTAGGAGATAGGCTCCACGGAGATCGGCTCCACGGAGATCGGCTCCACGGAGATCGGCTCCAATGAGATAGGCTCCACGGAAATCGGCTCCATTGAGATTGGCTCGTCGGAGATAGGCTCCTCTGAGATCGGCATCAACGAGATCGGCTCCAATGAGATAGGCTTCATCGAGATCGGCATCACTGAGATTGGCTCGTCGGAGATCTGCTCGTTGGAGATCGGCATCACTGAAATTGGCTCGTTGGAGATCAGCTTCACTGAGATCGGCTCCACGGAGATAGGCTCGTTTTCCTTCTTTACCACCGGTCTCCAACCATAATTTATGGTCTTCAAGAATTTTTTTTATGTCCATAATGTTATCCAAAAATGATATATGCGATCACTGCCGCTGGAATTGACAACATAATTGTCCCGATGATTTCTTTTGTCATTTTAAGATCCTATTAAAATTAAAATAATTTGACGTGAAGACGGTAATCTTCACGGGCTAGATTTATAGTCTTTTTTGCCAGTTTTACCAAATTTACCGCTTTGATAATGTCGGATCAGACTGCGGAACTGCCATCGCCACATCAAATTACTTTATTTATTCGCTTAATTCCTAAAAAAATGGGCAGGTGTTACCCTGCCCTAAGCAGGAGGCCGCATGGCGCGGGTTCTTTTCTGTCTGATCTTGTGTTATAGTGTACAACACATTTTGTAATTGTCAACACAAATCGAGATAATTTAGGATAAAAAATGAGAAGCAAAAACAAAAAATTGATTCAGATCCGGAATCTTTTGAACATGACTCAAGCCGAGCTGGGTGAGGCTATCAATCTTACTCAATCCGCGATCTCTAACTATGATAATGGTCATCGTAAATTGCCCGTTCAGGTTGCGCAACAAATTATAAAACTTGCCAAGGTGCGCAGTGTTACGTTGTCATTGGAGGATTTTTTTTAAAAAGCCTGATCATAACTATGATGAAATCTTTCATAAGTTGACTCCGGTTAATAAATGATTTTTAGCGCGCCCAGTTGATTATTGGATGCCAGATCAACAATGATTTTGGCAGATTCTTTATCGATTCCTGACTTCACGAGCAATGCGAACACGTCCAGGTTCACGGAATTGCCCAACTCTTGCGCGTTTTTATGCGCGTTCAATCGCGCCTGTTCGTCATTTTCCCAATCGGTTAAGCGTTGCCTAACCTCATCACGAAGGTCATCACATGCTTGAACAAATTCACGCAATTCGGCCTCGACCTGTCTCGGAAGATCCTTGATGCGCTTGAGATATTCGCGCCCAGGCTTTTCGATTGCTACTTTGCTTTTGCTGACTTGAGCGGCTAGAGACGCAATCCTGGCTCGCCCTTTGGCGGTCCTAAAATCCGGAATTTCTTTGGTGACTTGTTCTCGGATATATTCGAGATAGATACCGAGTCCACCGGTCCTGTAGATTGTTGGGGCTTTGTCTTGGTCGATATCTTCAATAGGGATCATTTTGTTCATTTAAGTTCCTCGTCCTCTTACCAATTTCTATTGATCACTCGATAAAACTTACCATCTTTGCGGTAGGCTATAGATTCTGGGTGATTGGCATCATTGAATCGTTTGCAAATCGATTCCAATGCATCTATATGTAACATTTCATTCTCAATTGCGTTTTTCGAAATTCCAGAATTCCTGGCTATTTGAGCAATTGTCCTCAATGATTTCTCACCTGCATACCCATAGTGCAATATCGGAAAATACTCTGTCACGGGCAAATCACTCAAGCATCCATAATACGTTACTTTGATCATTTCTTTACCGCTTGTCTGGCTGATATGCGGGCTCCATTTCCAAGCTGTTACTGACAATTCATGCGCATTTATCCCCATGATATCGTCTGAGCGCAACGATAATTTCAATGGTTCTGGAGGTTTCCTAGGAAACTCAAATCCACAAGACGGACACGTTCGAACCGCTGGATGAACGATCTCGCCGCATTGATCGCATACCTTGCTCGTGACCATGACATCCTGTTTCTCGCCAGGCTTTTTTGGCGGCCTTATCGCGGTAATCGGACCATGTTGCTGAATAACACCGGCAAAATCCAACACAATGCAATTTTCCTTTTCCGGCGATACTCTAAGCCCGCGCCCAACCATCTGATAATATAATCCAGGAGACATCGTAGCGCGTAATAACGCGATCAGATCGATACCAGGATGGTCGAATCCTGTTGTCAGTACATTTGCGTTAGTCAACGCTCTGATATTGCCTTGTTTGTATTCCTGTAATATTTTCTCACGTTCTTTCTTAGGCGTTTTACCCGTCACGCATTCCGCGACAATCCCTTGTCCTATCAATTCATCCCGGATATGTTCTGCGTGATCGACTCCAGCGCAGAAGATCAGCCAGCTTTTACGTTCAGATCCAAGCGCAATAATCTCAGAGACGACTTGACGATTGTTTAACGCTGTATCAAATGCTTCCTGCATCTCTGATTCAATGTATTCTCCGCCGCGCTTATGGAGTCCTGATGCATCCAGCTTTTCCTTGGTGATCTTGCTTCTGAGCGTAGTCAAATAGCCCTTATAGACAAGTTCCTCGATGCTTGTAGGTTCGATCAGGGCGTCAAACAGAGCGGGTTTGTCCGTAATCAATCCATGGCCAAGACGATACGGGGTAGCTGTATATCCGATGACTCTCAATGCAGGATTGATTTCGATCAATTCGTTGATCAGTTTTCTGTACATTCCCTCGTCATTGTGAGACGCGCGATGGCATTCGTCGATCATGATTAAATCGACATGTCCAATTTCTTTTGATCTAGTTTTGACAGACTGAATTCCAGCGAATGTAATCGGTTCTTCAAGATTCTTTTCTCCAATGCTTGCCGAGAAAATTCCCATCGGTGCATCAGGCCAATGAATCAATAGTTTCTCGGCGTTCTGCTCGATCAGTTCTTTCTGATGAGTCAGCATCAATATTCTGGTTTCCGGCCAGGATTGCAAAGCATTTTTGCACAGCTCGGCAATGACATGGCTCTTACCGCTTCCGGTCGGCAACACAATGCATGGATGGCCGTCATAATTGCGCAGCCAATCGTAAAGCTGATCGATGGTTCGTGTTTGATATTCGCGGAGCATTATTCAACGATCCTTCCGCCCATTTCAGTTCTTAATCGGTTCAGTCCAATCCAAATCAACTTTTCTTTATCTTTCCCGCTCGCGATCATGGCGCACGCCGACGCATTCGCCAATAATTCACTACTCGCGAATGTATAGGCGTCTCCTTCGCCATTCCGGACCGGCACGCCATCTATTTCGTAAACAGCTTCCCATTGGTTTGTACTGTCCATTTGTTTCCATGGCACGAGATCTGGGTGTAGAACATGACATTCACATCCGGTACGCTGAAATTCGACAGGTATATCTCCTGCATCATGTCTGGCACAATCCCAGATGGAATCCTCACAAGGCGTGCTATTTGCACACGTGCGGCAGTTGATTTCTTTCGTTAGATGTGACGAAAAACAGAATTCATGCGCCGCGCATAGACGGCATTGATACCAAGTCGGGTCAGACGATATCGGCTCAGGCATCCTTTCCGACATCGTAATTCTGTGCGCACGGTCAACGTATTTCTGAGCGGCTTCCTTATCGAGTTTTACACGCTCGGTATAGATCCTGTCGTCATTTTTGTTAGCCGCAAAATACAGGGCCCGGTCTATATTTTTACCAAGCATATAGACTTGCATCTGGGCCCAATGCATAGGTTTTGCTTTTTGCACGTTTCCGGTTTTTACAAGATCTGCAAATGATTTCTCCCCATGAGTCTTGCATTCCAGGACGTGGATTTTATTTCCTCCGCCAGGGACATTAGAGGCGATGCCATCAATGCTTCCGCCAAAATGCTTGCCGAAATCGACTCTTGATTGGTTATTTCCGGTCTCCTGGACATGCACTCCAATTCTTTCCAGGTCGGATACAATAATAGCCTCTTCCAACTGGCCGCGACGGAACAGACGCAGCATCCTCCCGCTGAACTTTTCCTGTACAGCCCAGCGAAATGACAGCCATAGCCACCTGTCGCATGGATGGCCGATCTGAGACGCGCCCAGGTGGGCGCGTGGCAGATCTTGAGGCATTGACTTGTCGATTAATGCCTCAATGCTGTTTTCAGGATCTGGTATGGCGGTCATTTCCTTGCCCAAGGGGGATTTGACGAACCAGATGGTTTATTCTTTTCATTTGGTTTCGGCGCTTGGCTTCCTTCAATTGCCTTCCATCCGCGAACGTCATTCAAGTCCCCATATTGCTCGTCCTTTCGGATTGTCAATTTGATCTGGCATGTTGCGCCGATCAATTGGTCGGTATCCTGCACAGACGGAAGGCCGATTGCTGCCATGAGTTCTCCGAGCTGTTGCCGTCCGATTTCTTCTGCTTTAGCGCTTGGATTTCGAATATTGATGTTTCCAAATACCATCCGGCCCTTATGGGTAGGTCCAAGTATTTCGTATTTAGTTTTTATATATTGGCCATTCCCAGCTTTTGTATCCACCAAATCCGCTTCTTTGATGAAAGCCGAATACCATCCTGCGGGCAGCGGATCGAATCCATTTCCGACAGGTAAATCATCTCGATTAAAAGTTGCGCCTAGATAAGCCATTGATTATTCCTCTGATTTTGTGATTGAAAAAGACGGGCGGCCAGGTTTTGACGTGATCGCCGCTAAGAAAGGACCGGTAATTTCTGGATCTGAATTTTTCCATTCCTTGAAATTGAGTTCCGCGCGCCAGCGGAACAAATTATTAAGATGATTTTGCAAACCATATTCATCCGCAATTTCTCTGGCCAGATCTGAATCGACTTTCCGATCAATCCGACCGACGATTTTTATCGTGTACCCGCCAGGGGCATGCGAGATATCCGTGCCTTCCAGGGTTTCCGGGATCCCGATCAGTGATAACATTTGATTTTCGAGGTGTCTTCTGCGCTCATTGGCAGACCGTTCATCTTCTTTTGCTGATAGCCATAAAGCTGCGCAAGTTCCCAAATCATTCATGATTGCCACCAATTTTTTTAATGATTGTGCTTAAACTCGGTTCTTCCCAAGCGTCCAATTTTCCGGACCGATCTTTTGCAAACCATAGGCCGTCAGAATCACACATCAATGCTCGGTAAGGAACACCCTCCTGATCTTTTTCGATCCTGAGCGAAAAAACCTCATCGAAAAAATAGGGGAGTTGCTGCACTGCCTTATTACCAGGCATCGATGGAGCGTAGAATACGCGCCCCAATTCGTCCTGGGATTTTTCGACCTTTGCGGTCATATAAACATGACGGCCAGGCAGATCGCGGAAGGCTCGTATAATCTCGGCCATCTGGTCTTGCATGGACCCATAGGCTTGTCGGGGGTCCTTTGTTAGCTTTTTTTCAGACGATAAAACTACTTCCGCAATTTCTGAAATCGAATCCAGAGCGACAGATTTAAAATCCTTGGCCTCTTCAGACTCCGATAACCAGCGCCAGGATTCTATCAGCGCGGCCATTGTGTCGATCTCGATATAAGGTATATCGAGACCGGAAAGGGAAAGCAGGCCACCCTCCGACGATAGGATAATCGGGGATGGAAGTCCAGGAATCAGGCTAGTTTTACCAGCGCCGCTTGCGCCGTACACCAAAAGTTTTACCCCATTGACATGTATGTCAACAGTAGAACGCAAATTAATTGCCATTTTTCCTCCAATGCGGTTAGGCCCAATGCCGGTCCGCCGTTGACACATTAATAGCATCGTTGTAGATTGTCAACTCCAATTTACATTAATTTGATAGGTACATGCATGTTAACATTAGAACAGATCAGAAAAGCTTTACAAGACAGGAGGTTAGACAAAGTTTCCAAGGCGACCGGATTGCATGTCAATACAATCCGTAACTTGAGGGACAGAACGGATTTAAATCCATCGTATAAAGTTTACGATGCTATCTGTAAGTATCTGAAAGATAGAGAAATAAAATGACAAAGCTGGAAGCCGCGCTTGCCTATTCCAGAATGGGCTGGCATGTTTTGCCGGTATTGCCAGACAGCAAGGAACCGGCTCTTCGTGACTGGCCGAACAGAGCGACCACTGATCCATTGGTAATAATCCAATGGTGGACAAGCAATCCGGAATACAACATTGGAATACTGGCAGGTTATAAATCCAATATTGTTGTATTCGACGAGGATCCCCGCAATGGGGGTGATGCCTCCTGGTTAATCTGGCGTCAGGAGCATGGGGATTTGCCTGATACCAGTATACAATTGACGCCTAGCGGAGGAGAGCATCATATCGTCAGATATCAAGATGAAATACCATCCTGCAAACTGGCGCCGGGCATTGATCTGCTATCCGATGGACGATATTTTTTAGTTTGGCCATCGGTCGTTAATGGCAAACCCTATTTATGGGAAGCATCGAGCGATCCATTTGATGGGGTAACTCCAGCTGAGTTACCCGGTAACTGGGTTGATGCCATTGGGCAAAGAAGGCGCTCAAAACCAGCCATCCAGGAGGATGGGAATATCATACAGGGCAATCGTAACGACGGATTAACGTCGCTCGCGGGGGCAATGCGGTCATATGGTATGCGCGAATCCGAGATCGTCGCTGCCTTGATTGTTGCTAACGATGGACGATGCGATATCCCCTTGCCTGAGTCAGATATCCGACAGATCGCAAAATCGATATGCCGATACGAGCCTGATAAGGATATCGCGGTCAATATGGCGCTAGGGTCGGCGGCTGCAGAATCTCTCCTAGCTAATAAGCGGGATAGCCATGAATATTATCTAACCCGCGCAACCGCATACCTGGACCAACCAGCTCCAATCCCTTGGCTGATCAAGGGGTGGATACCTAGTTACGGCACTACAATGATATTTGGAGAATCGGGCTGTGGGAAAACCTTTTTCGCGCTCGATATCGCATGTCATCTAGTCACGGGCAATCCTTGGCGAGATTTTAGGACAAAGCATGGCACTGTCGTTTATCTTGCCGGAGAGGGTAACTTTGGGTTGCGCACTCGCATTGCCTCCTGGTCAATCTATCATAGCAGGCGTGACCTAGATAACCTCTATCTATCCAACCGGCCCATCGATATGGACAAGCCGGGGGCGGGCGATCAGATTATGCAGGCCATTCGCGAGGTCGTGCCGGGACCGGTAATTGCGGTATTTATCGATACGCTTAACCGCCATATGTCAGGCGATGAAAATAGCGCCAGGGACGTCAGCATGATGCTGGCGGCGTGTAATCAAGTTGCGGCTGAAACGGAGGCCGCTACGATATTGTTACATCATGTGGGGCATAGCGACCATGCCAAACGACGAGAACGTGGCTCTAGCGCGATCAGGGGAAGTCTGGACACGTCTATTTGTGTGAGTCGGTCGAAAAATAATGTGATCGAAATCGAGTGTGTCAAGATGAAAGACGCTCCAGAACCATCTGGTATCTGTGCCGAGCTGGCTAGCGTGGATCTAGAATGGATCGATGAAGACGGGGAGCAGATCGCCGGCGCTGTGATCGTGCCGTCTGAAATAGCAGAAAAACCAAAGGGGGTCGATAGCAAGCTTGCTGAGCACAAGAAGCGGTTTGAGTCTGCTTGGTGGCATTCCGGCGCAAATATCATTGATGGATTGCCATATTTGAGTCGTCAAGGATTAATTGATTACTTGGGGGAACAAGATGTATCCAAGCATTCGATCAAACAATATTTAAAACCATCGGCTAGCGGTAAATTGATCCATGATTTGTTACTGGGGGAAATTATAAAAACAATGGACGATGGGTGGGTCGTTATCGATTGCATCATGGTTTCGTCAATGATGCTTAAGCTTTCTGCTGTTTAATTGTAAGTGATTGAAAAATAATGGAAGTTACCATAATAATCGAAAATCTGTTTAATATAGGGTAGTTTTAATTGTAACTTATTGAAAAATAATGAAAGTGATAGGGTAACTGAAGATCTGTAAAAATCAGTTACCCTAGGGGGTTTTTATCTATTTTTTTAGACGTAAGTTATTGAAATATAAGAAGGGTAACTGGTAACTGTAGATACAACATTAAATATGTGACGTAAGTTATTGATTGACAAAAAAATGGCAATGCGCAGCGAAGGTAACTAGCTTAACCCCCTTTCCCTAGGAGGGGTTAGCGTATGTTATCAGAGCGTTACGCATCGGAGTTACGCATAGATAAGAAATTTGCAATCAATTTGAAAAAAATATAGAGTCTATAGGGCCAAAAATGTTAAAAAATAGATGGGAGCAAAATAAAGTGAACAAAAAAGCGAGAAAGGAAAGGATTTACAAAGGAAGCATTCCGGATAAGAAAGACGGATGGGAAAGAGTAGCCGCGTGTTCAGATCGCGATGGAACGGAATGGGTGTTATGCAGGAAAGAACAGTCTCACGATTCCACGTGGGCTACTTATAAGCTTTGTGTCAATGGGCAAGCACCAAGAAAAGCGAACTATTGGTTTGCGCGGAATGAAGAAACAGGACAAATCGGATTTTCTAGAGATTTGGCTATTTTGAGAGAGTATCGACCCTATTTGCATGCGATGGTAGGAACTCATTTTAACTGGAACCAATACTGGGCAGAAAATTGTTAGGATGGATAACATATGAACAAATTTGTAGTAGGCATCGATCCCGATCTGAAAAAATCCGGAATAGCGGAATTACGTGTGGGTGATCACACGTCTAAAATCATATTGCGGAATTTGTACATCTGGTCGTTAATGGATGCACTGGCGAAAGAGCAAAAGAAGGGCATGCTTAAATGCGTTTACATCGAGGCTGGCTGGCTCAATAAACGCGGGATAACATTTGGTGGGTTATGTCGGGCTAGAGATGCCGGTATGAACCATGCGGTAGGTAGGACGATCGAAATGTTTTGTAAGAACCATGAGATCAATTACAGGCTGGTAAGACCTGCATCTGCCAAATGGACGCATGAACAGTTTGTACGGTATACAGGTTGTCAGGAGTACACCAAAACGAACCAAGAACAGCGAGACGCCGCGAGATTGATTGTAGGGCTTTAATTACATTACTAATATTGGATATAAATGAAATGACAGAACTTACACATTCAAGATGCCAATGTAGAGAATGCGGGGAAATTTTTTCTCGCACATCGAATTTCGACCGACATCGGACAGGGAAGCATGGGGTTGATCGAAGATGCATGAGCCAAGAGGAAATGATCAATTATGGATTGGTGAAGAACGAGTCGGGTATTTGGGTATATCCTGACGCCAGACCGTCAAGAAAATTAGCGCGATATGAATCGACCCGGTAGGCTGGCCTATCTTTTTAGAAAATCGCTCTGTTTTAACATCCGGCCCGAGTCAGAATTGAAAAATTTGTAGCTGACATTGACCCATAGGAGGCGATCATGATCGAAATCGTTGTCTCAGCGTTCTTAGGATGGCTCCTAGGTGATATTTTTGGTGGGATTGATAACCGGGAACATTACGAGCAATAAAAAAACCCGGCAGAAGCCGGGTCTTTTGGTGTGAATGATTAAATTTCTTCGATTTTGCGTTTATTGAATCTGGCAATTAAGTCACTAAAAACTGACTTTCTTGCCTTTTCCGCGACTTCTACCGGAAAGGACTCCACTCCGATTTGAGCGATTAGCATCCTTTCTTTTTTGCGGATGGCTAGAACTTTGGCGCTCTGGCCGTCGAAATAAATCGAGCCATTTTTGTATCCGATTTTGGTGCCTTTCTTTGTTGTCCAAGTCGTCATTTTCGGTCTCCTGCTTTGTGGTTAGTCAATCCAACCATCTTGACTACAGTATAACACAGATTGTTATGCAGTCAATACCTGTTAGTGGATTTTTTTGAAAAAAAGTGATCTA